ATGATACTTTCCTTATGCAACACAAACACACTTATGCTCACATGTCAATACTGGCAAAGGGAAGAGTGTTGGTAAAGGTAGATAACGAGATTAAAGAGTACAAAGCTCCTGCCTGTATTAACATTGAAGCTAATAAGCACCATAGTGTTAAAGCATTAGAAGATTGTGTCTGGTATTGCGTACATGCGACAGACGAAAAGAATATTGACAAGATTGACCATGTGTTAATCGCTAAAGGAGAATAATATGGCTTGGATAGCACCAGTAGCAAGTAGCGTAATAGGTGGAATGTTTTCAAGCAGCGCCTCAGATAAAGCCGCAAATGCTCAAGCAGCCGCAGACGCTGCCCGTTTAGAAGAAGAAAAGCGGGTACGAGAGCAGCTTAGAAAAGATACCAAAGCTCAACGAGCAGTAGCAGATAAAGCATTTTCTGACTATGAAGCGGGACTAATTTCTTATGCGGAGGCACAGCAACAGGCCGCTAATGCAGTAGGGGCGGTTCAAAGCTCCATTAGTCAGAGTCAGCTGTCGGACACCGCTAAGTCATTGGAGATGGCTAAATTCCAGCCATACTCAATCCGCACTGGCACAGGGTCTTCTTTTGTTGATAAAAATACAGGTCAAGCTGGTTTTAACTTGTCTCCTGAGGCCGCAGGGTATCAACAAAACTTATTTAATAAAGCTGGACAACAAGCTGGTACAATTTCTCTTGAAACAAGACCAGAGCAGCAAGCGTTCCAAAATACCATGTTTGGTGGCGCTAATCAGTTAGCTGGTAGCTTACCTTTTCAAGGAACTCCTGAGCAACAAGCATATCAACAACAGTTAGCAGGAGCAGCTGGTCGTTTATCTGGTAACTTATCTTTTGAAGGTACACCGGAACAACGACAGTTTCAAGAGGCTATGTTTCAAAGAGCCGCTGAACAAGCTGCTAATTTAAACCTAGACCCTGCTGCACAGGCTCAACAGTATTACCAACAGCAACAAGATATTTTAGCTGGCTCTCGGGGTGCTGAAGATATTGCTGCTCGTAACTCAGCGTTACAACGTGGTCGTATTGGTTTAGGTCTTAGCACTGAAGCTGTTGGTGCGGGTGCTGGTGGAATGGTTAACCCTGATGACTATGCTCGTCAACTAGCACGAGAACAAGTTAATAGGTCAATTGCTGCTGACGCTTCCCAACGAGCTACTTCTGATATTTCTCAGAATCTTGCTACTACTCTAGGGTTATTTGGCTCAGGAACTTCTGCTCAAAATCAAATTCAACAAGTACTGGCTAATCAGCTTTCAACATCAGGTGCTGCTTTTAATCAAAGCTCAGGTGCTCAGAATCAAATTTCAAATGCGTTGAGCAATCAGTTAGGGATTTCTCAATCCATGGCTAATGCTGGTGTTAAATCTGAAGCAGATAAACAAGCACTTCTTGGCGGTCAACTAGCTAATGCTACTGGATTCTTTAGTGCAGCCCAAGCTCCTGATGTGTATGGTATGGACGCCCTTACTACAGGGGCTAATTTAGGTAACATAGTTGCAAGTCAAGGAATAAACCAAGCAAACCTGTACAACACTGGCATGGGTAACGTATACGCTAATATGCTTAACGCTGCTAACACGGTTCAGACAGGCGCTCAGTATGTTCCACAAGCTAACCTCACAGGCGCTCAGGAAGGTTATAACCGTCAGCAGACCTACTTAGGTCAACTACAGGGTTCTGATCTGCCTTACACAGCAATGCAAACACCACAGGCTACAGTGCCGGGCAGTGCTTATGCCATGGCTGGACTAGGAAGTGGCTTAATGAGCGCTGGTATGCAGGGTATTAATAATTACCTTAACCCGCAGCCTATTCAGAACACTACTAATATGTCTGCGGTAGGTAGTTTTCCCAATTACGGGTCAAATCCGCAGAGGTATCCCAACTTTAACTCACCCTTTCCCCCTGTTTAAAAGTAAGGAGCAACAATGGCTACAAACATTATGAGTTTATTTAACACTGAAGACTCCTTTGCTTCTCAGCAACAGGCCTTTCAGCAGCGCCTAATGCAGGCCACTGACCCTAGGTCTTTCATTGCTGCCGTTGGTGGTAACATGGGTGCTCAACTTGGTCAAGCAGTCCCCGGCCTCTTAGGTATGCCTAATAAGCAACAGAAGGTACGTAGGATCATGCAGGCCGTAGGTAGCATTTCAGACCCCCTAGGACAGGCTAAGGAGGCCTACAAGCTCTTTCAGCAAGAGGGTATGGCACAAGAAGCCCAAACGGTTCTACAGCGCATTCAAGAGCTACAGAAGGAATCAGATACTTTAAAACAAACAGCTGATCTAGCTAATGTTGATTTCAGTAGTTCAGCTGCTGTGCAGCAAGCGGCTCAAGCTGCGCTCCGAAGTGGAGACAGAGCAGGAGGGGTTGCTCTCTTAAAAGAAGCTAAACAGTTAAAAGAAACTGAAGAAAAAAATATTAAAAGAGCAGCCCTTGTTAAAAGCCGTAGTTCTGGTATTTTAAGAAACAATCCAGATATGCCTACGGAGGTTGTGCCTTTGGTTGCAGGAGATGACGATCTTTTCAAAGAATGGGGTAAAACTCTTTTTGAAGCTAAGAAAAATAACTATGACCTTTCCTATCAAACCTTTGATGGCGAAAGAGTTATGCGACTTGTTGATAAAGACACAGGTAAACTTGTAAAAGAAGTGGTTCTAGGCCAAGCAGCACAAACAGGTACTAAGGTAGAAGTAAACACAGGTGATATGGAGACTGCTGCTCAAAAGGCTAAAGGTAAAGGCATTGGTGAAGACATTGCTGCTGATCTTTCAGCAACACGTAAAGCTGCTCAAACAGCTAACGAAAATCTACCAAAAATGTACACTGCTTTGAAAATACTGGAAACACAACCTATAACTACTGGTTTGGGTGCTGCATTCTATGACATTCTTAACCAGCTACGCGCACAGTATCTTAGCGATAAAGAAGCAGGTAACATTGTTCAAAACGATCAATACTTGGATTCTTTGGTAGGTGGTGACGTGTTTAACGCTATTGCTGACCTAGGTATTGGCGCTAGAGGTATTGACACACCAGCTGAAAAAGACTTCTTATTGGAAGTTGTCACAGGTAAACGATCTCTTAGTAAAGGTGCTTTGATAGATATTACTAAAATGCGTATTAAGAATACAGAAAAGAGTGTTAATAAGTTTAATGACTACTTGTCAAAAGGCGACTACACAGACTATGAAAAAGCACTAGGCAGAAAACTTAACCCCATTCAATTAAGAAGCGCTAATCAAGCACCTACTGTCTCTAACTGGAATTAATCATGCCTAAGAATATAACAGTTACTTTTGATGACGGGTCTTCCCACGTCTACCAAAATGCACCGGACACTGTAACTCCTGAAGAAGTAGCACAAAGGGCTTCTCAAGAGTTTGGTAAGAGAGTGGTAAACATGGACGGTGGCAGACCACCAGAGCCTCCTCCGCCTCCTCCAGAACCCATGGGTAACCTTGAGTCTGCTGCGACCCTTGTAGGCGGTATGCCGGGGCGTATTAGCTCTGCCATGGACCAGCGTAAACAAGAGATGGTTGACGTGATGAACACCCCTAGTCGTTTTCCTTTTGAAAGGGAGCTTCAAATGCTAGGCAAGGGTGTCGCAGGGCCTGCTATGGACGTTGTAGGAGAAGTTGTTTCTACAGGCATAGGCGCAGCCTCTGACCTAGCTGACCCTGAGATACGTCAAGGTTTTAATGACTTGATGAGTGGTGTTGTAAACTCTGACGGAGCTAAAAAAGCAATAGCTTTCTACCAAGCAGTGGATCCACAAACACGTAGGACCCTTGAGTCTGTCTTTAACATTGCAAACGTAATGTCTCCTTTTAAGGTTAAGGCAAAGACAGGTTCTGGCCTTAGCGACACTCTTAAAGGAGGAGCCACTATTGTCAGCAAACGTAAAGAACTTAAGAGTGACATGTTACGCAGAATGTTCCAACCAGAGCGCTCTAAAGAAAACATTGAGTTTGAACTTAAGAACGGCACTGGTGCTTTAGACAACATGGTAGAAGAGCTTGTGGACATCAAGGGTGTTTCTCCCATGTATGTACCAGAGCGCAACTTAAAAGCTCTTACTGCAAACATGAACGCTCTTGAAGCACGTATCCAAGGACAATTGGGTTCCTTTGACAAGACAGGTAAATTTATACGTAATGTCAAATCTTCTTTTAATGATCTATTGACAGACACGATTAACACGTCATCTACGCTAAGAGAACAAGGTCTTAAACCAGCAGTAAAAGCGGAAGCCCAACGATCAATTATGCGTAAAGTTGATGGCATTATTGGTGTTCTTAGGGAAAACAAGGTAGAACCTAACAGCTTAAAAGGTCTACTTGAGATACGTAGGAGACTTGATAACGTACTGTCTTCTAAGGACTTTAATAAACTTTCTGACGCTGACAAGAGCAAACTGGCCTTAGAGAAACAGATTGTCATGGATATGCGTGGAAAGATCAACGACACTATTAGTGGCTTTGCAGCAGAATTTGACCCTAACAACGAGACTATCAAAAAGCTTTTAAAGAAGCAAAGCGCTACCTATGGCGCTACAAACAACTATGCTTCAAAGTCTGCAAGGGGTATGGCTGACTTGACAGAGAAGGGTGCCATTGCACGAGCCTTCTCTAACCATCCTATTTTAGTCTACAGAGCCTTACAAAGCCAAGGAACCTCTCCACTGTTGGCTGCTGTATTAGCGGCACCTTCAATAATTAACGCAGGTGGTGACATGGCAGGAGCCATAAGGCGGCAAATGTCTGGAGCTAGGGCACCTATGATACGTGGGGGTATGTTCTACGGACAAGAAGAGGAGCAACGATAATGGCTACAGGACTAGAGAATCCTTTTCTTAAAAGAATTGGCCTTTCAGATACTTTTGAGAGTCTTAGAGACAGGTTTACTAATACCGAAGCAGTTGATGCCGCAGAGCGTGGAGAATACTTACGCGCCTTTGGTAGAGCAGGTGGCGACATTTTAGGTGCTGCCGGAGACGTTATAGCTGCACCTGTCAACATGGTGTTTGAGATGACAGGTATCAATGACGGTATCAAAGCCCTTGTTCAAAAAGGATTAGATACTGATACTGGTAAACAGCTGCTTACTCTTGCAGAAGAGAACCCAAAGTATGCTAAGGATATTACCAACCTTCTTGACATTGTATCAGTAGTTCCAGCGTCTAAGCTAACAAAAGAAATTATTAACGATGTCTTCCACAACATGAAGACAAAAGTCGAAGGTGGCTTTGTGGGCGATGCTGTGCAAAAAGCACGTACCAAACTAGCGGAGAGTCAAGGAAAGGATGCTCCAGAGAAGCCAAACTTTTACAACAGCCCTCAGGCTCCTCTCGTTGCCGGAGAAGCTTTAAACAGTCTTATAAGCTCTGTTAATGACCGTTTTAATCCTGTTCAACGTGCTACCACAAGGGCTAGTGGCATCCCTACAGGTAAACGTAAAGAAATTGAAAGTATTCTGAATAGAGGTGAAACAAACAACGCTATTGCCGAAGCAGCCACTGCTCGTATGATGCAGGGGCAGCGTTATGGTGAAGTACCTGCTATGTTTGGAAAAGGTTCTCCACTTGAGCGTTATACCTATGCGGCTACGGATATACCTTCTACTGATCTAAACAGAATTGCGGAAGTTATCGGTGGGCGGGACATTCCTGATTCGGTTGTTTCTAGACAGCTCAACGATTTCAATCAAAGTCAGCTACTTCCTGAGAAGTCGCTCACAGGGTTTTTAGCAGGAATGTTTAACAAACCTTCTCAGGGCACTATGGTTGACGTTTACAACCCGAACACTCGAAACGCAGGTTCAGAGTACGCTAACCAACCTATGAATCAGGCACCCGGAGCTGCGCTTCACAAGATGTTTAAAGAAGACCGTATCAGTAAACTGCCTGAAGGAACAAGCCCGTTTGAACTTATGAAGGCCGCTAAAACGGCTGACTACTTAAACGGACAACAGGGTGTTGTTGAACGTGTTCGTAAAGGTCCTAGATTAAACATCGGTGGTAAAGTAGAGGCTGCTACTTATATTCTCAAGGCTTTGGATAAACAAAAACAAGGTAAGAAACTTACTGAGAAAGAAACTAAGGCTTTAAGTGAATATGAGAAAACGAAGTTAAATGAGGCAGATGAGCTTGGTTTTCAACATGGGGCTTCTTCTCACGTAAGCGCTCTAAAGGAAATTGGGGGCACACGGGACGTGTCTTCTTTACAGGGCATGGATAGATTGTTTTCTAGCATGTCTGATAAGAACGACATCTTTGGTTTAAACTTCCTGAACCCAAAGCAGGATAGAGCCTCTATTTTCCCCATTCAACAGCGGAACTTGGGTGATTCTAGAGCAACCACAGATGCACGACTAGAGCGTTTTCTAACCAAAGACGATGTTGATAGTTTTGCAAAGACAGCAGACATTGAGAAGCTTTCAGGTGTTCCTAAGAAAAAGGGGGAGAAGGCTACTAACTACCAGTTAAGAGCTATCGCTGAGATGCGTAAGAACCCTGAGCTAAGAGACTATGCAGAAGTCTTACAGAACGCTCTGTTGACTGCTTATGTCGGGTCTAGTAACACACAGATGGAAGAATAAAAAAAGGGGCCAAGGATTATCCAAGGCCCCTTTAGTTTATCTAAGCTACTTAGATCTCACAGGCTCCTGCGGTACACGCTAGGGTCTGTGCTCCCTCTACATTGTCATCCATCTCAATGAAGTCATTCCAGTTGACCTCAGGAGGCATACCAGCCAGCAATTGGTTGTAGGTCTCTTCATTGATCTCCTCGTAGGGAGCCTGGCGGTAACTACCACCGTCCCATGGCAAGAAGCTAATGCCGCTGATCTCATCAAAGTGTTTCCACACCCAAGCACCAACAGCAGGCCAGTCCTCTTCCTTAACGTAGACCGTCACAGAGGGCTTATGCTCACACCAGTGACGCTGATAGGCCAGCCACAGGCGTAGGTGCGTAAAGCTGTCTAGATCGTCACGTAGCACACAACCCTCTGGTGCCTTCATAGGAAAGCTAAAGATCGTTGTGTCGTTAGGCTTCATTACATCCGCTTCACTGGGGATTCCTTTTTCCTTGAGAAACGTTGTAATGGGGTCTTTATTATCATTACGAACTCGTCGAATATAATATTGACTATGGCGAGCATGAATACCACTGGCACTATCGACCAGCTGACTAACAGTACCACTAGGCTTAACGCATGTGATAGAAGCAGACGCAGGGATAGATAAAGCACTAGCAAACTCCTTATTGGTGGTAACGGCTAACATACGCATGGCCCCTAGGCGCTCCTCTAGGCCTTCGTCATCGACATTGTTCAGCAGAGGACAGTCCAAGATACCCGTAATAGACACACCCAACAGGCGCTCCTCTTCGGTGTTCTTCTTCCAGATGCTACGCAGGTATGGGAAGTCGGTCATAGTAGACTGGAATGTCCCTAGGATTGTCGCTAGTTCCACCTTACGTGACAGGGTAGCCTCTGTGTCTGTATCTCGTGCCACAACCTCTGTCAGGTTACAGAACTGATATGGACGCAGGATGATCTCAGAGCAAGGGTTAGTACCAAACTCGTAGCTAGAGTCTCTACGACCCAACTTCTCCACAGTGTACTTAGCGGCAGCTCTAGAGAAGATACCACGCTCACCACTGTGTGACTGGTACAAAGACAACCACTCGGTCATGAACTCGCCCACAGTAGGCTTCTCGTTGTAGCTTGCACTATTGTTTGCCAGAGCACGTTGACCATCACGTTCCCACCAGCTACCAGTCTTCGCATGACGCATACGGTCATCGGTCAGGTCAGACAGGCTGATCATAGCAGAACGGCGTACACCACCCACGACAACTACCTCACCGACCTTACACATGATGTCATGGCACTCAAGGCTGGTCAGCTTACGGCCTGCGGCACCTTTGAACTTACCAACGACAAAGTTAAACAGATCAACCAAGGGCTGTGGGCCTGACGCACGACCACCAAAGGTCTTCAGCCGAGCACCTGCTGGACGTACCTTGGACACATCCCATGTGGCAATCTCACCAGAGTACAGCAGGGCAATCAGCTGACGCAGGCTCTTGGCCCAACCAGCTTTACTGTCGCGTACCACGATGTTAGTGTGGCTATTAAACAACAGTTGAGGAATCTCAGGTAGTTTGTTTATGTACTTACTTTCGACACTAAAGCCTACACCAGTACCACACAGGAGGATGTACATGGCCTCGTCGAAGGACTTGACGTCATCCACGGGCAAGTAGCTACAGTTGTAGCCTGCTGTGTTGTCTCGGTCTAAAGCCTCACCAGCGGTCATTACAGCCCTCATAGAAGGCATAACTTCACGGTTCAGGATGGCACTGTGTAGTTCGTCATACAGGTCCTCAGGCATGATGTAGTTCTGCTTGGAGGACAGCTGCTTGTCGATGAACTCCATGTAGCGGTCTACGGTCTCAGGCCAGTGCTCACGACGTTGCTTGTCATCCAGAAAGCGGCTGTATCGGCTCTTGGCAATAAATGTTTCGTATGTATTCATTCTTCTGTCTTTTCCTTATCTTGTTTCTTTTTCCAACGTAAGCACCAGCTCATTAAGCGTCGGAGCTGTTCAGTGTCTTCTTCATCCATTTTGATTGTTCCTCTAGACCCTTCAAAGCTCCAGTTAAGACCTTTGTCTGAGTCGAGATAAGCTCCTGAATTGATGATTCCATACGCTTCTGCAAATCTAATGGCTGACTTTGACTTGAAGATAGCGAGTATAGTTTTTCTAACGATTTGGTCTGGAGATCGCTGTATTGTTTTACTGCTGCTACAGTACTCTCTCCAATCGTTTTCAATCCATCCATTGCCTCTTTTAGCCCAAAATTGTTTTCTACCGACATAGTATTCTCCATTTTCTAATTCAATTAAATAAATAAAACCTAGGAAGTCTTCAACACGTGAAACGTAGTTCGTTATCCCTGTACCATTTTTCCACCGTAGGTTAATCTTCTCCATCTTGCTTAAACTCCTCCTCAAAGAAGTCTGCCATCTCTTGAATCTGATCCGTTAAAGCCTCGACCAGTTCTTCTGTGGTTACCTTAAGAACATCCACCAGAAGATCTGGATCGTAAGTCTCTACGATTTTCTCCTTTAGTTCTTCTATGGTAAACATCAGTTTGCTAACTCCCCGTCTACATCGAAATCATCCAGATCAACATCGTCATCTACATCAAGATCATCCTCGTTGACCACAGTCCTATCAAGAGCTGCCATGAACTCCTCTAGGTCAGCCTCTAGGTCATTAAGACTGAGTGCCCTTGGGAAGGCAGGGGTTGCCCCCATGAGTGCCAAGTCACCTTCCTCATCGTAGACTGCTTCCCTAAAGGTCATGTGACCGTTGCTTTGCTTGTAGACAACCAGTTTGTTTAAAATCGCTCTAGTCATCGTGTGATCTCCTGTACTTTGGGTTCGTTAGCTACCTTTACCAAATGCTTTGGTCCATTGTAATACAAGAAAGTTCTTAACTCGGGCCAGCAAGACTTTTTGTATTGACAGTAAGAGCATTCCATAGAAAGCTTTTCGTTCCCAGACTTCCCGTCCTCTACAGAATCGTAACACAAGTCTGGTGCAGTATCCGATTCCACCGCCTTTTTTAGATTTATGATTTTCTCTTCAATGTCTTCCTTCAGTTTAGGATGATCAGTTGTTTCGAGGTCATACTCTAGCCAAGTTAGGTGTCCATTCTGCTTGTCCATGGCAAGCCAAGCAATCTTTGTGTCCCCTTCGGACTTTGCATAGGCCTTGAGCTGGTCTATGTATCCAAAGGCATCGTTGTCCACCAGTGAACCATCTTTGAACTTCTTGAAGCTATAAGAGCTTGTACTCTTAACGTCCATCAAAGTACCATCAATACGTCCATCCATGTGTCCAATGACACCAGCGACCTCACAGCGTTTCTGCTCATCGGTCACCTTGTGTCCTGAAGCCTTCACAAGGAACAACAGCATCTCTTCAATGATGTGTCCATACATGAACTTCAGTAGCGTGTTGGGCGTCATCTTCTCTGATTCTGTCCCCCTCATGAGGTTCCAAAGGTACAGAGGCGTCTTGCCCACATTAGAGAGTCTAATGGTCCTACGGTCTGGTTTCCAGTCACTTAGCTGACGCTTCATGATCTTCTTCATAGACTCCCCGAACTCGTGGATTAAGAAGTCTATGTTGACATCCTTAGAGACCTTCTTGTTCTCTAGTAAGTCATAAATATCTTTGATTAGTGTGTCTGTTCCCATGATTCTCCAATTTTAAAGTCACCGTCCAGAGGACATCTTAAGTTAAGCTTTACGCCTGCCGCTTTTATACACTCTACAGCTAACCACCCGAACGTCTGTGCTTGATCTTCTCGGACTTCTGCTTGTATCTCATCGTGGATGTTGCCAACGAATTTATACTGTATATTATATATTTTAGCATACTCTGCTAGGATTGTCAATGCCTTTTTCATTACAATCGCACCAGCAGACTGCAACAAAGTGTTTAAGGCCGCGTGGGGTGATCTGATCCAAAGCTTTCTTCCATCCAGCCCCGTGAGATAACCTCGGTTAGCAGCTGCTCCAACTCTGTCGCGTAGGTTTGCAAGAGCTGGTGTGTTTGTAAGAAATTTCTCCTTAAGTCTTCTACCATCTCTTGCTGATCCTCCGGTGATAGAACCAAGTTTAGCGTCTCCGGCACCATAAAGAAATGCGTATATGAAAGTCTTAGCTTGATCTCTTGTTGCAAGTCCCGCAGCTGTTTGGTTCGCTGTGTGAATGTCGCCATGTAGTATTTCCTTTGTATATTCAACATCGTCCATGTAGTGGGCCAACATACGTAACTCAAGGCCTGAGGCATCACAGCCAACAAGCTTGTAACCTTTAGGCACAACCCAACAAGAACGACACTCTTTACCGTAGGGGCTATAACTAGCAGGCACCTGAGCCATGTTAGGGCTACTGTGCGTCATACGTCCTGTGACTGCACCGATAGCATTAACATAACCATGTACACGCCCATCGTCCTCTACGGCATCTACCCATGATTCCACCTGTGCAATGCGCTTCTGTACCAAGAGGTATTCCCCAATCAGCTGTGCCTCTGGTATGTCCTTCACGTTGCTCAGTACCTTCTCATCTACAATCGGCTGTCCAGTCTCAGTAAAGTCCTTAGGTTTCCATCCGAACCATTGGAGATACTTACCGATCTGCTGCCTAGACCCTAGATTGAAGTCAGGGTAATCAAGACGGCTAAAAGACCCGCCCACGAGATTATAACTATCCCCAAGAAACTTAAGACCCACGTTAGACAGGCTACCATCTTTCTTGTATTTGGGTACGATTTCTTTGATAAAAACAGGTAACGGTTTGAAGGTATCCCTGACTCTATTTTCAAGTTCAAGTTTTTTGTCATACAGTGTTCCCAATAAATCTATAGCTTGCTTCTGATCTAATAACCAACCATTGTTGATCTGTTGTGCGATCACCTTCTGCACATCGTGCTCAAGGTCAATGCTCTCGTCACCAAAGGGTGCCAGCTTTGCCATCAGCCTGCTGTAGAGCACATACGTAACTTTTACGTCCTGCACACAATAGTCAACCATCTCGACCGTCAGCTTGCTCCAGTCATCGTAGTCCCCTTTGTGGAGATTCAGTCGTATTCCCCACTCTCTGAGGTTGTGTCCACCTTCCAAAGAAGGGTTGCATAGTCTCGAGAGAACCAGAGTGTCTGTAAGTCGTACAGAGGAACTATCAAATCCCAAGAGTCTGTTGAGTACAGGTACATCGAAGGCAATAATGTTGTGCCCGATAATGTGTGTAACACCGCCCAAGAACTCTTTGAGGGTTTCATGTGTCGGGTTCCTCAAAATCAAAACTTCTTTGGTATCCAGATCCTTGGTCACCACTACCCAAACCTTGCTCGGTTTCAGGCCGTTCGTCTCGATGTCCAATATCACTTTTCTCATTCTTCATCCTAATATGCTCCAATCTATGACAGTTAGCGCAAAGAACCATGCACTGCTCGGCTTCTGCGACTACTTCGGGCTTAGGTCCTGCGTTACCTCTCCAAGCTTTGTACTCTAGCGCCATCGTCTTTATAATCCCTATCGGGTGATGAAAGTCTAGCACTGCCTGCGGGTATTTTCTATTACAGTCCGTGCATTTGAGCTTCACTTTGCCCCAAAGGTATGCACCCCTGTTTCGATTACCAGTCTTATCCCAAGCCCTAGTCTCAGAACTCATCTTCTCCTGAAGCCGCTTTCAGTTCTGGTGATACTCCAGCCTCTAACCGTCCTGTTACCTGATTATAGTACAACCAGCCTGCTGGCCCTGTCTGTCCAGTCCTACGGCACTTCACAAGCTGCACGAAGGTGCTGTTCTTTGCGTACTCTCCCTCTGCCATCTTATCACGGCTCAAGAGAATCGTGTTGAAGGCGATCTGGTTGATACTGCCTGACCCCTTAAGATCATACTCAGACACGTTGTGCGGCTGTGTAGCGCTAGGTTTACGCATATGGGATACCACAAGGATAGCCACATTGGTCTCTTTAGCCAGCTTCAGCAATCGGTCCATGAAGTCATCAATCACCTCGTTGCCGTTACTAGAGACACCCGCCTGTAACGGATCGATAATCAAAATACGACACCCGTTACCTTTGACCATGCTCCGCAACTTTAAGAAGATCTCATCTGGGTCTGCGGCACCGTAGTGGTCATACAGGAATATGCGACCGTCAGTGATGATGTCGGACTTGTACTTTTCTAGATCATGGTCCTCCATGCTTTCTAGAGAGAAGTTCATGTTGTTATGTATTGTCAACAGATTCTGTACTGCCTCGCCTTTGTCAGCCTCTAGGAATGCACAGCCAATATTTAGGTCTGTGTTCTTCCACAGGTGGTAGACAATCTCGTTAACCATGGTGGTCTTACCCACGCTTGTCAGCGCACCGAGCACAGTGATCTCACCAGCTACAATACCACCGTTCATCATCTGGTTCAGCTGCCCAAAGGACTCAGGGAACGGAATGATCTTCTCTTTGCCTCGGCGCAGGAAGTCTTCCCATGCGTCAGCCAGTGTGATAACACCAGTGATGATGTAAGGCTTGGCGTTCCACCACTCCTGCATGAATGCCTTGGCCTTGCCATGCTTCAGGTAGTCACTGGCATCCTTAAACTCCTCAAGGTTAACGATCTTGGCCTTGTTAGGCGACAGGATCTGAGCACACTCTTCTGCGGCGATTCTTCCAGCTTCATCCGCATCAAATGCAATGATTACGTTCTCAAAGCCTTCCAGCCATTCCAGATTGCGTTGGAAATCCTTTTTAGCGCCAGCCGCACCCTTAGAGACGCTAACCACAGGCCAACGTGAGCCGAGTAGCTCATAACCCGCAAGCGCGTCAAGCTCACCTTCAACCACTGTGACATATTTACCCTCATTATTAAAAAGTTGTTGACCAAATAAAGTGTTAGCCTTCATGTCGCCACTGGTTGTGAACCGTTTGTCACGAACCACACGGACCTTTTGACCACACTGTGTACCCTTGTTGTCGTAGTACGGGTAGTACTGCTTCATAGCGTCTGCGCTACCGATCTTGAACTCAGTGGTGACGCCGTACTTCTTGGCGGTCTCCAGAGAGATCTTGCGGTCTGTGATAGCCGACACTACCCCTAGCTGCTCGAAGGTTCGAGACGTAGGGAAGTCTCTTACTTTATCCTGATACTCCCCACTAGCAGGAAAATAACTGCTACACCCAAAACAATAGCCGTGCCCATCATCGTACCTCGCAAGATTATCCTTTGAATCACACTTTGGACATGACTCATGTTTTACAAAATTAGCTTCAGTTTTATGCTTTTGCATTCTTTTACCTTAAGTTGGGGCCGAAGCCCCGTTGTCTTAAAATTCCTCAGAAGTCTCCGCTTTCTCAGCAAACTCAATGACCTTGACTGCTGACAGGTATGTGGACACACCATGTACAGGGTGAGGGCGACCTTCTGCCCACTTCAGTCGTACCTTGGAACCGTAGCGCAGGTCTGCTGTGTCGATCTCGTTGCCCTCAGGGTCATACACAGGTACTTGGTACTTGGTGGAGAACTTGCGTTGGGCCTTGCCTTGGTACTCCTTGAGCTTGATGCCCATGTTCTCCAGTGCTGTGGCCTCGTCCTCATCCATGGTTAGGGTGATGGAGTACTTGCCTGTGTCCTGACCGTTGTACTTGTCGGTCTCTAATAAGTTGACGAAAGCGGCTATGCCGTTAGTGTAGTTAGAATTTGCCATGATTACCTCCTGTAAGATCGTGGACTTGGTTGAAAAAGAAACAGTACTTAGGATTTGGGGGTCTTTGGAGAGACATCATCATCAAGCTCTTGATAGACCTCCACCTTAAGGGAACTCTTAAGTTTACTCCTTTTGTACTCTTTCTTAGGGGAAACATAGGGTTTACTCCTATGGAGTAGATCCATGTATTTCTTTATGTAGTTTCTTTCCTTAGGTTTATTATTCATAATGATTATCCCTTTAGCTCCTTATGTATTTATTGTATCATGATTTTTCCTCCTTGTCAACATCTTCTTCGTTCTCACCTTCAAAAGAGTCAAAAACATAAGGTAGGCAGTCGAAACACATATCCATGTAGTCACCGCGCAGGTTCTTGAACGTCGATTCTTTGTCACTTAGTGCTTTGTTGCAAGCCACACATCTCATAAAGTCCTCCTAAAAGGCCTCAGAACGGCCTCTGTTGCGTTTTTAGGCGTCTACCTATACCTAGGTATACCTAAGTGGTCTGTTTTGATTCTCTGTCTTGTTTTATCGTCTTGTATGCCTCCACTAATTCAGTCAGTTGATCGGTTGTCAGTTGTGCGGCAGGCCATATCTTGTACATGGCAATCAGTTGGTAGGCCTGTGTCAATGACATCTTCTTCATGTGTTCTTCTCCT